GTATAAGTAAGTGTTGGCTTACTGGTAATGGTAATTCACAGATAGATGCTCATAATACTCAAGGTTATGTCGATCATGGAACTGGTCAACAAACAGTTCAGGTAAATCATAATTATGCTAATGCAAATTATTGTATATCTTTTGGTAGTAAGTTTAGTGGCACTTTTGCTTGGTTGGCTTTACAAAATAATCCTACAGCAGGTGCATTTAGATTTACTATGGGTACAAGAAATGGTGGTGTGCAAGAAGGTAGTCGTATGATGGCTATGACTATGGGG